GATCTTTCGATTCCTGTAAAGGTATATTATACTACTTTTTTCTATATGTCAACCTATTGTAAATAAGGATATTTTATAAGGGATATAAGGAAAACTAATTTAAGTATATGTTCTGACCTGATAGTACTACGTTGCCTGTTGCTGATACAGTGGTTGTAGCACCCTTAACTTTTGTTTGAACAGTTCCTGATTTACCTACTGTTACTGCAACGTCAGACTCTAGTGTAGCACTGACATTTCCTTCCATATCTAATTGTGCTGGAGTTGTTACTTTTACTCCTGCAGTTCCTTTTATTACGGTTTGTCCATTAGAAGATATCTTTGTATCTAAAATTCCTCCTGCTGCAAATCTTTGTGCAGTTGTCAATTTCATTCCCATTGTTCTATCTTTTATTAGCAAACCAGCACCACCTAAAGATCCTATATGTACGTTTCCTAACGCTCTTAAAGCATAATCACCAACAACTTTATGGTTAATACAACCCGCTGAAACAATATTTGTAGATGATCGTGGATCAAATTTAATATCAGAAGACTCTCCTGCACCAAATTTGACGTCTTGACCAGTAACAATATCTTTCTTGTTAACCTGTGCAGTTTTCATGCTCGTACCAGACATCAAAAGTTCTGCACCCGCTTGAATCTTTATGTTCTGTCCTTCAATAATAAGTTCATCTGTTGCTTTTATATAAATTTTCTGTGCCTTCATATATCTTGTATGTCCGACAGTCTCTTCAACTACATCTCCATACGCTAATACGTTTAGTGCTTGACCTTCATTCTCACTACCACCAGGATTATATTGTATATTTGATCTACCTTCATGTAATTGTTGTTGTCCTTGTGTTTTAATACCAAGAATACCACTACCAGCAATTTCTGTATTTTTAGGTCCTGTTTTTATCTTAATACTACCCTTATTATCCATGATAATTGCTGTATTACCACCTCTAGGTCCTTGCAATCTTAAAGCACCACTTGTATTGTCAGGTAATAACCTTTCATACAACATGGATCTAGTTTTATATCCTTTCAATAAAACATTAAACGTAGGGTTATCATCAAGAGACTGCGACTCATCAGGAGTAGTCTGATTGAAAATACTTTTCGGGTATGTAGATGCGGGAAATTCTAATGTCATGGGCAATCAACGTAACGACCAGTACCAATCTTAGTAGCACCAATTGTAGTAAGTGCTTCTGTATTAAGACATGCTAATGATGGTAGTAATCTAGCACCATATCCTCCCCCACCAACAAGTTCTATGGTAGGAAATTTTGCAAAAGTCATTGTTCTATTTAACACACGTGCTCCTATTACAAATCCATTTTCAACAACTGCCTCAGCAATTCCTAGTTCTCCATTAATATACATTGTTGGAGGAGTATCATAACCTATACCAGGACTAAGAATAGTAAATGCATCAATTATACATCTTACATCATTATCAACAGCAAGGTTCTTTTTATAACCAAAACCAGATGATTGAACTCTGATCTCTGTGACAAATCCATCATCATCTAATAATGCTGTAGCAGTAGCACCAATACCCTCTCCAGAAACAAAAACAACTGGAGGTTCTGCATATGCATCACCAGTATTGTCTACAGGAATCTCGATGATGCCTCCAGCACCATCAGTTATAACTCTATTTGTATCCACAATAGGAGATCTGAATTTTTGGAATACAGTTGATGGATCATCTCCAACACCTATATCACTATCACCTACACTTTGATCATCAGGTGCAGTAATAAGAACATCTGCAAATGCACCAGTTCCATTAATAGTAAATCTCAATGTTTCTTCATCTTCTACGAGAGAGTCTTTTCTAATACCAACAGTAATTAACGATTGATTATCTTGAACTACAAATTCACCAGTTAATTTTTGACCAACAATATCTTCATTTGTAATACCTTCACCAGATAGAGTGTAGTAAAGTATAGATCCATTATCAATATTTGTTGTTACAACAGTGTATATGATAAACTCATCTTCTGGACATGAAGTTCTGTTTGCAGTAACTTGATATGTTGGAGTTCCGTCATCTACAGTAGTTCCATCAGTATCAATACCATCTATTTCTGGTATCACAACAGGTTCAAATGGATCTATATCAGTAGGAGTATAAGGATCATATGATTCTCTTAAATCTTGTTCAATAATTGTACATTGACCAATATTTTTCTTAAATTTTATTTTGTGTTTACCACTCTCTGGAGAGTTGTTTTTTATTTTAACAAAGAAAGTTTCATTATTATCTCTTTCATCATCAATTAATGTTTGAATATCTATTGTTTTCTCAGTTTCGCCTGGTGTGAATCCTATTATGTCATCTACTTTAAGATAATCTTTTCCAGCAGTAGCACTTCCTTGATTTCCAAGTGTTTTAATTGTCACAGATGATGCTATGTCAATAGATCCAGATCTAGTGACAGTAAATTGTGCTACATCACCTTCCTTAACTTCAACGTCATTAATATCATATATGATTTTTGGTGCACTTACATCTTTACCAACTTTTGGAACGCCACCAGCAAATCCTACTGATGTTATTTCTAATGGTTTTCCTGTATATGCTTCTTCACAAACATATTGTGTATAATCAGCAGGAGTATCTCCAAAAAGATTATCAACCTTTTCTAATAGGTTGTCTAAGAAATCTTTATCATCGTCATTTTTTCCTTTTGAACCATTAGTACATACTTTCTTATCTGATTCACAAGAAGTATCAACACCTGTACATGAAATTCCAAGAAGTTGTAGAACATAATTTATTGCATTTCCAATTATATTAAGTCCATCAGCAATAGCACCTAGAATATCTTGTAGAGGACCTAGGATACTTTCTAATAAATCATTTAATAATTGATATATTTTTGAAATAATACCATTAATTAACTCATCAAGTTGACATGCAGCAGCACGATAGATTTGGTTGATGTAATTCATTAAAAGATTTGTCAACCATTCTGCTAAATTAAGTGCAAGATCTTCCATCTTACATCCAAGATTTTTAAGAAGTTTATCAAAAAATTCATTGACAGGAGTAAGAGCATTACCATCTTCAGAAGGTCTTAATAGTGCTTTGACTAATTTATTTACTGCTTTCTGTAATAATGAAATAATATATCCTTTTAGTCTTGCAAGAAATTCTCTTACTAATGCTACTGCTTTGTTTACATATTGTCTTGCTGTTCCAGATGCACTATAAAGTCCTCCTGTATACTTACTGACATAATAATTACCAATATTACCATCACTTGCTTGAATGTCTGCAAGAAAATTTCCCATGACACTTGTCATTCTGGTTTTTAAATCAGGTTCATCACATTTTGTGGCAGTATCTTGACACCAATCCTCATCTTTGAGGTTCTCCTTCATATTACCAGAATCTACTCGTTCCTCCTTTGTTCCATCTTTCTTTTCAACAACTGTTCCATCACTAGGACCTCCATTTTGTCTAGAAGTATCACTTCCACCAGGATCTCCATCTGTTTTAGGATCTACTTCAAATGGAGCAGTACGATCACCAGTTGCAAATCTTGAATCAGGATCATCTTGTTTTACTGTGTTCTTTTCAACTGTAGCACCTGGTGTTTGTCCAATAGAACCCATAATTATAGGTTTCTGTCTATCAGTATCCAAATAAAAACCAACCACCCAACAACCTGGCGTTAACTGAGCAGCAGCACCAGTTATGTTGCCAGGTGAGAATGGTTGATTGACAGGCATCATTACGTTCGCCCATGGCAAGTCAGCGGTGGAAACTATTTCTCTTGACTGAGGGTGTTCACCCACAATCGCAACTTTATATCTGTAACCACCTTTATTATTTTTTTCGAGAGCAGAAATACCCTCTATCTGACCGACCCACCAAGCAAATCCGTCGTGACCGATTCGCATAGTTGGTGCGACAATGCTATTGATGTCTATCATTAGTCGTCATATACTAAACATTCTGGTTCATCAGGATGTAAATCACAGAATACTTCTAGAACATTAGGATCGTGATGATCTCCTGCTACTATTTCTTCGTGATGATGTTCCTCATACTCTATTAGATCGTGCAACTCCTCTTTTGCATGTCTCTTCATTGGTTCAGAGGTGTTTGGGTCAGCAAGGATCTCTTTGTCCTTTGCGATATGATCTTCTATGCTTTTCATTTGTTCCTCCTTGTACTATGTACATTACTATTTATTGCCCATGTTTTGACTTTAAATCAGTCATTCCATAAGAATCTCTAAACAATTGTAGCACAGTTGTCATGCTTCCGTTGCCTCCTGATAACTTGTCATACTTATGTGATACTTCTTTAACCATATAAATTCCACTAGTTTCTTCATCATATGGTTTTTCAGTTCTAATTTTATCTGCTACTTTATTAAGAACAAGAACACTTACTTTATCTCCTGCAGATATACTAGGATTGCCAGGTATGGTAAGTTCACCTTCTTGGGTTGAAAGTAAATCAAATCTAGCAACAGTTTGTGCAGCATAGTATTTTATCCAATCAGCATATTCTGATGGATTATCAGTTGCTTCAGAATCTGGATCTGCAATATCTGGTTCGTTATACCATGCTTCATGGTCTAATATTGCACTCATAATTCTTGATGGAGTTTCTGATAATTCCTCTTGATTAGTAGGTATCAAAGATATAGAATCTTGACCTCCTAAATGCGACATGGCGTCATAACTTTGTTTAACTTTATAAGTATACTCCTCATACTGTCCTGTGCTCATATTAAAAAATACCATAACAGATGCATATTTACCTTTTCTCAATGATGCTAATATATCAAGTTCAGTCTTAAACTTAAAATTACTGACTATACCTCTTTGATCTTGACCACTATCTAAATTAGCAACAACTTCTTTGTAAGGACCCCATGGTTTAGATCTTAAATCTTTTGCAGGAAAATCTTCGGTACCTTCTTTATAGTTACCTTTTCTATCAAGTTTTGGAAGAGAGCATAATGCATCAACTGAATAAAAATTAAATCCTCTGAGTGATTCCCAAAAAAGATATCCAGCAGTTCCTTTTATTTCTTTTTCTTTTCCAGATATATTTTTATTATCAAATGCACTTCCTCTTTCATTTTTTACTTTTCTTGTTTTTGTTTTTTTATCTGTATATGTTGCGTTACCAGATATACTTCTTTTAGTCATATCTGCTATGACATCAAATGGTCTTTTTTTTGCTGGCAACATTTTTACAGAAAACTTACATGGTTCTACAAAAATTTCTTTACTAGATTTTAACTTTTCTCTAACTAGTTTTGTCACTATTTCATCTGGTTTACCTGATAGTGGATCTTCAAGTCTAACAACTTCATTCACAAGAGCTTCTTCAGATGTCATTACTAAAGTGTATATTTGCATCTTTTCCTTTACAGTTCTGCCAACAATTTTTGCAACTTTAAGTTTATATTTTGTCGGTAGACCGTCATTTGTTTGTTCATCAAAACTGGTTGAAACTTCTATGTCTACAATTTCTCCACCTTGAATAGGAAAGTCAGTAAGAAAACCTGTT